GGTTGAGGGTAAACCTATTGCTCTGTATAAATTCCTTTAATTGCTGGAACATCCTAACGTAAAGACGAGGACAATCAGCAGCCAAGCGTCACTGAAAAGTGATGAAGGTTCAACGACTAGAAAGAATAGCCTAAACTGAAAAGCATGGTGAAATTTCCACGAATGGGGAATTTACTTGAAAAGTCAAGTAAAAAGATATAGTCTAGACTGCATGGAGACATGCAGAAGTTAGAGATAAAGAACTCTAACGGTAATAAAATCAGATAAAGTATACATCCGCACTATCGCCGATATCACAACCTTCGACCATGTAAAAGGAATGGTACTGCCTAAGCAGCGTCCCGAATCCCCCAACATTGAAATGTTGGTAAATCAGGGTCGTGCTTGGAATGTCCTTCTGGACGATGTGGATAAGGTACAGAGTGATATAGACTTGCTGAACAAGTTCACTGGTGACGCCGCTACCCAGCTTTCCATTGCTGTTGATGCACAAGTTCTAGGCGCGGCTTACAGTGATGCAAGTGCATACAACTACGGAGCAACCGCTGGTAAGATTACAGCCGGTTATAATCTTGGTGTTTCTGGTGCTCCTGTCCAAGTAACCAAAACAAACATCATAGATTACATTACCTATTGTGGTGGTGTACTTGATGAGAACGATGTACCTGATGAAAACAGGTGGCTGGTAATTCCTTCTTGGATGGCTGTTATGATTAAAGGTTCTGACTTGAAGGATGCTTCTCTGTCAGGCGACCCGAAATCTACTCTGCGTTCAGGCCTGTTGGGAATGATTGATAGGTTCGTAATCTATTCCTCTAACTCTTGCGGTAGCGTTGCTGCTGCGACAGAGACTTCAGGGTTCAAGAGTTTCTATGCTCTGTTTGGAAATAAAGATGCCATCAGTTTTGCTAACCAGTTTACGAAGACAGAATCCCTGCGCTCTACCGATTCTTTCGATACAATCGTTCGTGGTTTGATGGTATGGGGATACAAAGTAACTAAGCCTGAAGGTCTTGGTTTCATGTATGTCAGAAAATAACTTTTAATTCCTTATGGAGGAAATAGATTATGCCTTTAACAGTTGATTTTACAGGTGGTGCAACTCTCCTTTCTGGTGCTACTGCTCCGGTTGGTGAGGAGTTTAAAATACAAAATACTATTACTAAGACAACAGCGGGTTCAGACGTTACTGCGGCTGCTCGTTCTTATGATGGTATCCCGAAGCTTTATACGTTGAAACGCAGAGTTGATACTTCAAAGACCGGCGGAACAAATACATCTACGGACGTTTACCGTATGATCGCTATTCCCGCTGGTACGAAAGTATTAGCGTCTTGGGTTGTAACAGTTACAGCAGAAACAAGTGCTGCAACCGCGACAATCGCTCTTGGTGATGGCGACTCTACTGCTGGTTACATGACCGCCGTAGTTCCGTCAACTACAGTTGGTGGAATTAAGGTTGAACCCTATACTGGTTCGGCAGCTTATGTTCTTATCACTGGCAAGAATTATATGGCTACTGACACAGTAGATGTACTTGTAGGTACTGCCGCTTTTACTAACGGTGTCTATGATGTATATGTATTATGTCTTGATATGAATCCGTAATTAAATTGTAGGGTGGGGAGTCTAATATTCTCCCCACCTGAATAACTAGAGGATAATAAAATGGCTCGTTATGAACAGTTTACAGTTGGTACTTTAAAACCAAACAAAATTACAAAGATGGCTAGTGCGGATGACGGCACCAAAGGTCTGTCATACGATATCTGGCATGATGTACCGTTGTTAAACATGGCAGTAGACCCGATGTTTGGTATTACTGCTGGTGATGATTTTACTAACATCACTACAACTGGCTTCCCATATCTTATTACAGGTATTAATCCCACGTTCCTTTCTGCTACAGCAGACCCCTACGGTATTGGTGTCTTAACAGCGACTGGTGCTGACAATGATGCGTGCTATGTTTCTTACAATAATGGACTTGCTGGTCTAATTAAGGCAGGTGCTTCACACGATTGGGCTTTTGAAGTTTATGTAAAACCGTCACAGATTACTCTTGCTCAGGGTGTGTTTGTAGGACTTGTTGGTGAGGCTCAGATAGGCACTGACCTTATCGCGACAAATACTATGGCACTCAAGGTTCAGGATTATATCGGGTTCCAGATTATAGCTGCTACCGATGTCGCCGCTATATGGCAGTCAGTTTATTGTAAGACAAGCGGGGCTAGAGTTGCCGTAAATGCAACCGCAGCAACCGCAGCGGTTTCTTATATTAAATTGGGCATGAAGTGTGTTTCTGGTACTGTTTACTTCTATGTAAATGGTGCTGTGCAAAGTGCGTCTGTTATTAACACTGCAACAAATTTCCCACTAAATGTAGTGATGTGTCCTACATTTGCAACTAAATGTGGACAGGCTACTGTCAATACTCTTAAGGTTGATTGGTGGAGAGCTTCTCAGTATAGATAATTTAACCAAGAGGGGTGGGGTGGTGAATATCGCCTTGCCCCTCTTACCCAACATTGGGTAGAAAGGAATACATGAAGTTTCTTAGAAAGAATGGCGTTGGCTATGCGTTTCCTTTTACAGAAGTTCTTGCGGCCAGACCAGACATGGTAGAATGTGAAATGACTACCGAAGAACTTGTAGCAGAAGTAAATAAACCAGCACCACTACCAATCGCAGAAACCCCCGAAGCAAAAGAACCAGTCCCCGAAGTCAAGGTTATTAAAGAGAGAATGAAGGGATGGAAAAAAAACAAACAAGGTCGTTGGGCTAGAAAACCTGTAGTAGAAAAGAAAACGAAAGCGGATAAGCCTTTAGTAGAAAGCACTGTAAACGAGGTAGAATAAAATGCTGCTCAGTGATATTATAGACATGACCCGGTACAGGCTCAATAATGCGGAGCGACCATTTTTGTGGCTCGACAAAGAACTTGTTTTCTACGCCAACGAAGCCATCAATATTATCTGCCGGGACGGTAAGTGTATTGAAGACAGTATGACTGCTGCCTGTTGCCAGTTATTCACCATAGCAGGTACTATAGACTACGCTTTACATCCTTCAATTATCTATGTTAAATCAGCTAAGTTAAGAAGTCAAGAAACAATAACCCTTGATGTTGCTCCCGCTACGGCGTGGGCACAAGGAGCTACACTTACTGGAGTAATCAGCAATAAAACCTGTGTGGTTGTTGCACAACTCACAGCGACTACCTATACAGTAAAGAATAGAAGTGGTCAGTTCACCCTTGGTGAAACTATAACCGATGGAACGACTGCCGCTGCTCAAGGTGCTGCTAATCCTATCTTCACAGACAGCACTACAAATACTACACTACTTACAAAACAAAGTAAGAGGGAGATGGATGAATACTACTCCTCTTGGCGATCACAACCTCAAGCTCAGCCATTAAGATATATCCTCGACTATCAAGCAGGGTATATCTCATTATATGCAAATCCCGACAATTACTATCCGATAGATTTAACTGTTGTAAGATACCCTCTTACTTTACTCACTACAACGAGTATGACTACTCAAACACCTGAGATAAATCCAATCTGGCATGATACTATCATAGAAGGCATTTGCTGGATGGCTTATCAGAAACGTGGGGAAGATACCTATGACCCGAATCTATCTATGCTACATGGACAGAATTTCAGGCGGGGAATAGCCGACATGAAACGAGTTAATAATTTACAGGAATCTGTTCCATCAACAGTAAGCGCAGTTCGCGGGTTTATATAAATGGCCTTTCCTGATATGCAAGAGAGTGACTTGGAGATAAGAGTTCGTACTTACCTTAACGAGGCAGTACCCAACTTCTTTTCTTCAGCTGAGATAATGAACTGGTTATCACTAGCCGCCAAGGATATTGCGGAGAATACGACTTGTGTGCGGAGAATATTATCAGCACAGACAACGGCGGCGACCAGAGAAGTTACTTTCAATGCCTATAAGGTGTTTCATGTAGAGTACCTTCCTAGCACAGGAAGAACTTTAATGCTTACAAAGATAGACCCTTTAAGAGAAGGACATTATCCAGCAGACGGAACAACACCTCAATACTGGTATGAACTTAACGGTTCGATAGGAATAGAACCTATTCCTGATGCAGTTTACAATCTAAGACTTTATGTAGCAGATATTCCTAAAATGGTTGTCATATAGGAGAGGATATGAGAAATATTGACTTTGATGGATTTATAGTACAGACTGGCGGAACATATGGAGCACTAGATAATTTCTCTCCGTCTGATAAAGATATGGCGATAGGAATGGTCGGAGGAAAACTGTTATCTTATCAGTATAGTTCCACTAACGGAACTACCGCGGATGGTGTAAATTTTATACAACCTATTTCTGTTACTGGAGCTGGGCGGTGGGTATTACAAACAAACGCTCCTTCTTGGACATGGGAGGGTGCATGGGTAAGTGGTAATAATTATAATGTATGGGATATAGTAACTGACTCAACTGGTGCTTACATATGTACCTATGCTATTACGAACTCTTTAGTAACTCCCGCAACTGATACAAATCATTTTGCTTTAATGGTAAGTGTGGGAGCTACAGGCACACAAGGACAGCAAGGACAACCCGGAACTAATGGAAGTAATGGAACTAATGGACAGGGTTTCTTATGGAGAGGTCTTTGGGTAACTGGATACAATT